GCTGTTACCGTTGTAAAGGTTCCGGCAGCAGCCGTTGTTGCGCCGATCGTGGTGCCGTTAATCGTCCCGCCCGTAATCGCCACGCTGCCCGCGTTTTGCGTAGACATCGTACCCAAACCCGAGATGTCCGTGTTGGGAATCGTGGCCGAGGCCGTGAAGGCCGAAGTGCCGTTGCCTTTAACGTAACCCGTTAAGGTCATGGCTCCGGTGCCGCCATTGGAGACCACAAGCGTACCGCCTAGTGTTAGGGTTCCGCTGACCGTTATTGGACTTCCAGAAAAGGTAAGGCCCGTCGTACCGCCATCTGCCGCGACCGAAGTGACCGTACCGCCAGCAGCCGGGGTGGCAGAAATCGTAATGCCGCCTGCCGTATTGCTGATGCTGACGTTAGTTCCGGCGGTTAGCGTGTTGAGCGTGTAGCCCGAGCCGTTACCGATCAGTAACTGGCCATTCGTAGGTGTTCCAGTAACCCCGGTGCCACCGTAACCGATGCCGATCGTCGTGGCGTTCCAGGTTCCTGCCGTCAGCGTTCCGACGCCTGTTATACCGGTATAGGAGCCCGTCAGACGAGCCGTATTGAGCGTGCCTGAGGAGATGTTCGAGGCGTTGGTCGTGTCCGTTGTAGCCGACGCGGCAAGGCCAGAAACCGCAGCCGAAGAAATCGCAATCGGCACGTCAGTCGCAAGGGTTAGCTGCCCCTGGGCGTTAACCGTAAAGGTGGGGACCGTGGCCGCGCCGCCGTAAGAATTCGCAGTAACCCCGGTATTGGTGATCGAGAATTGCGTGCCCGTGAGCGTCAGACCTGTGCCTGCGCTGTAGATCTGCGCGGACGATACCTGAACAAACGTGATCGCCGTCGTGCCGAAGGTGATCGTGCCCGAGGTATTGCAGACGTAGGTCTCGCCAGCGCCGGTAAGACCCGAGGTGACGAAGAACGCATCGCCTTCGCCTAGTGCATTCGGGTCCTTGAGGCCGTAAGAGTCGCAATCCGTCGCACGAGTAAGCACCCAGGCGGTAGACCCATCGCCAACCGTCGTAACCGTGTAAACGCCGTTTTGAGCCGGTGCTGCTTGGTTATAAACCAGGATGCGGTCATTGACTGAAGCCGTAACACCATCGGGAGCGAAAGCAGCCAAGGTACCAGCATTGGTCAGCGTGGCTCCGACGCCTGCTGTGCCGTTGTTGTAGGTCGCAGTCAGTGCGGTGGGCGCTTCATACTTAACCGGCGTGTGATAGGTAATACCTGCCGCTGCGATCGTATCGACATAAGACTTGTTGACGATGTCGGTCGCGTTCGTAGGCGTTGTGTTGATCGTGCCCGTCGTGGTCGTGATCGAGGTGAACGTACCAGCAGCGGGGGTCGATCCGCCGATGACTGTGTTGTTTACCGTCGCGCCCGAAATAGCAGCCGCAATCGTACCGCCAGTGATCGTAACCGCACCCGAGTTTTGCGTGGACATCGTCCCCAGGCCGGTGATGTCCGTATTGGGAATCGTCGCGCTGGCGGTCATTGCGGTGGTGCCAGAGCCCTTCACATAGCCCGTGAGCGTATTAGCTCCGGTTCCGCCGCTGGCGACGTTCAGGGTACCAGCAAGCGTCACAATGCCAGACGTTGGGGAGCTTGGAGTGAAACCCGTAGACCCGGCGCTAAAGGACAGCACACCACCGGCGAGCGAGAACTGCTGCCAAGATCCTGACGTGAACCCCTCGAACTGCGCGAGGTCCTCGTTAAACCGAAATTGACCGTTGATTCCACCCGACCGTTGTGCAGTTGTCCCTTTTGGCACCTGCATGGACCCCGTTCCCGGGATAACCGGGTCCGTGGCTATAGAAAGTGTCGGATTACCGGAAACACCATTTCCATTTGCTACATCGATTTGATTTGCGGTTCCGGCGATTAGCCTGAGTCCTGCAGTGGTACCGGAATTTACGAAGGGGATACCTGAGCCGCTGAGATTCGCAAATGCTGCAGCAAGCCCGGAGAGGGATAGAGTAGGATTTGCGCCAGTACCGTCAGCATTGGATACGGTCAAGCCCGCGCCCGAGGTGGCGATCTGACGCGCGACAATCGTCGAAGCACCACTTTTGACTATGATTCCGGCGCCTGCAGCTTCTAGAGATCCGGAAGCTCCGTTAAGCGACAATCGCAAAAAAGAAAGCGCCCCTCCGTCGGTGAGCCCGAGTCCGGTGTTTACGGCAAAATAGCGACTATTGGACAGCGAAAGCTCTTGGTTTACGGTCAGGAACGTTTGCGTCTGACTCGGGGTCGCGGCAATCGCGCCTGTAGTCGTCTGAACGGTCTGCCCGTTTTGTACGACCGGTACCAGTTCCGAGCCTGTGATTGCACCCGCAGGTGGCAGCTGATTAATTGAAATTTGTGCGGCCATATCAGGTACTCGGAGTCAAGGGGTTGATATTTCCGTTATTGCCCGGGGTGTTATTGTTCTGCGTAGAGGAGATCTGCAGATTATTCCCCGTGCTCGTGACCAAATATTCGTTCGTATCCGCCACCGAAACATCCGGGCGAGGGAAGCGCAAATTAATACGCTCGGTCTTTCTGGCCGGAAGTCTGTACGGATCGAATTGATCCGCGCACCCCTGGTCGCAGACACGCAGCCCGGGGAAGTTCGGATCCTTGCGCATCACCGAGTAATAGCGCTTCATCTTGCAGCGATCGCAAATCGCGATAGCAAGCGAAGAATTACCGGTGGTGTCGAGAAAGATCGGCATTATCGGGTGTACACCGCGATGTTTGGTGCCCAGTAAATCGGGGACTTGTCGCGCTCTTCCTGCTCGGCCTCATTGAAATATTGATCGGCGAGTTCTTTTAAGTACTTCGCACGATCTACGGCTACTGCGGGAAGCGAGAGCGCCATGTGTTGCGCAAGCATATACTGGATTGCCAGACACCAGCGATCGGGGATTTCGAGGGTATTGGAGAGTTTTCCTACGTCTTGAACGAGTCGCGAGTACCAGACGGTCATCTGAATAAAGGCGTCGCTGGGCGTCGGCCATAAATAGAGCGTAGGCTGGGGGATCGTGCGATCGAACCAATACTGGTAAGGCTGGTTCGCCGTGAAGTTCTTGTTGGGCAAGTTGGTATAGTCGTCGCGGTTCAGACGGGCCATCTGAATCTCTCGGCTATTATTACCCAGGTAGAACTCTCGGAGTGCAAGCGTGGTACCTCCGGAGGCCCGGACGCGGTATCCAGTGACATCCTGCCCAGGATCTATATCGGTCCACAGCCATTCATTATCGGTAACGGTCACGGTTCCAAGGTCGTGGAGCGTGTTCCAGGTGACTCCGAGATCGTTCGAGTATTCAAGAATCAACGTCCAGACCGCGTCACCACCACCGGAGACGTAGGGCAGAAGACCAATTGAGCCTATATACTCAGGATTTCCCGAACCGTACTGTACTGAAATATTACCATTCGCTGACGACTGCTGGCAATAAGTGCTGGTATCGCTATCGAAAGCGAAGGCCACGGTACCTCCGGCAGACGAGGCATACGTGCCCGAAGGGCGATTCATCGTGCGGTAAAGCACGTTCAATGCGTCATTCGAACCCAGCGGTAACTCGTATTGGTACTGGTCGGGTTTAAGACCAATAACTAGCTTGTCGATTGCCCAATACTGAATACCTTTGTTGATAAGCGCAGACAGCAGAAAAGTAAGATTCTGCTTCGCCGATCTGGTCTGTTCGTTGGTAAGCTCTTCCGCGAGTTTACCGCATTTGCGAGCACCCTCGTCTATAAACTCTTGAACCGTTACAATTGTGGTGCCGACTGTACCCGAAGTCGTCATGAAAGTCCTTTACCATCCGGGGCATTTCCACCTGCGGAGACTTGCCTTGGCTCGTGGCGCATCGCCCGACGCGTTCTTCACGACACCCGACATTCTAGCACAGAAACTATCCTTCCGTGAACCCCCCTGTGGCTGCGGGGCTTTCAGGTTCGATCCGGTTTCCCGGTTGTACTTGGCTCTTCCTTTTGCCGTGAGTCCTGCGCCCTCAGATGTCGCCAGCTTTTCACCACGTCCGACAGCAAGTGCAACACCGCCCTTAGCTTTCCTTTCAGGTAGTTTAGCATACGACTTCCCTTTGACGTTACTGGCGGTGTATTCAGCAGCCACCTTGGACGGAATTCCGACCTTTTTAGCGAAAGCGGGATTGTGCTCCGTCGCTTTCATCAATCGAAATTGAGCCTTGGTCTTAGCTGGCATACGATTTTACCATCTCAAGCACGACAGTGTAGAAATCACCTACCGAAGCGTCTGCCGTACTGAATAGCACATCCCCGGTCACACCGGTCCCTGCATTATTCGTAAGGCCACCAATTGTAGTAAAATCCATGCAATAATTCGAATTCTGAGGTATGGCCCAGCAAAAAACATCGGT